TGTACTACTAAACATCTTTCAGATAAATAGTGTACCTCCATTGCGTCTAGATCAGAAGTAGTCGCACCACCTACAGAACCTGTAGTCCAAGATTTCATCTTTCTGTCATCAGCTTCAGAAGCTCTATATCTGACATGAAGGAATGGTCTTTTGATGTTTTTACCTAGTGTTTGATCGTAAACTGTTGATGTACCAGCTGGTACTATTACACCTCTGATGTCATCAAATGCGCCACCTGTTGTAATATCATTTAAGTATTTCCAGTCTGTTTTGTAGAAGTCATAAGAACCTCTTCTAAAACCAGAGAAACCTAAATTAAGTGCCATATCTTCGCTGTTTGAAAAAACACCGTAAGATGTACCACCTGAACCATAAGAATTTTGAGCCGCAAGCATGTCGTCAATGTTTAATGCAACATCTCTGTTTACAAATAACATGTTTTCTTCAATTGCACCTTGCGTATCTAATTTCTTAAGAATAAAGTCGAAATCAGCTAAATCATCAGCTGCAGTGTTACCATCAATACCAGTAGTTACGTGACCTCTATCTGTTATTGCTGCAAATAAACCTTCAGTTCCACCTATTCCAGTTACAGTAGATGCACCTGAGTTAGTCACAGCTAATTTTGCTTCTACCATAGACATTTCTAAGTAATCTTCGAATCTAGTTCTTGTATCACCTTCTGCCTTTAGGTACCATAAGTAACCTGATTGTCCGTTTTCACCTGTAATTTCAACCCAACCTACTTGAGAAGCATCAGATCCTGAAATCTCGTACTTATCTTTTAAAATGATTGGTTTGTTTGTAAACGACTTGAAAGATGGAGTTACTGCACCTGTCATACCTGTAGTAGCTTTTGCAAATTCAGAACCAATGACAAAAATGTCTACTATTTCTTCGTTTGTAAAAGTATCACCTGATGTATTAAATGCTACATTACTATATCTTTTAAGCGTTAAGTTTGTAGCACCTGCGTTAACAGCTGATACGTATGCTGTATCAACTTTGTTTGAAGTTCTACCTTTTAATTTTACTGTTTGACCTACTCTTATCGCGTGAGTACCAGAACCTGAACCATTAATTTCTGTTATTATACCTGTTGCGATAGTAAGTTTACCTGTATAAGCCAAATGTAATCTACCTTGCTCAGACCAAATTATTTGATCAGAAGTCATAGGCATTTCTGCACCTACCATTCGTAAAAAGCTAGCGATAGATCTGTCTCCATATCTTTCAACTTCTGCTTCGTATAAATCTGGTAAGTATTGTTGCGACCAATCGTTATTACCACCTGTAAAAGATAAGTAATTTGTCGCTAATGTTTGTTTAACCGGAGCTGGAACTGCGTTTATGCTTCCTCCCGGTGTTGGATTTACTGCCATTTTTATTTATTTTTTTAAAGTTATTTTCTAAGTTTAATTTTTAACTTTGAACTATCATCCCCAGAAATTGCTCTTATTTTTACTCCCCCAGTTTCGACTGTGCCAGCTTTACGCGGATCCATATTTATATTTTTTGAATCTGCATTTAACTGTTTTATAGCATCAGCTTTACCTTGTTCGTAAAAATGATTTGCAACTGCATCTGCATTGTCTGCAACGAAGAGTGCTTTATGATAACCTTTAGCGTCTTGTAACATATTATCTTTACTGATATACTTATCTAGTACATTTAATATATTTGCTTGCTTATCTAAAACTTTTTGTTTATCATTAACATTGTATCTATACTTCTTGTCCCCTACTTCAAATTCAAAACCTTTGAATTCATTGTTAAAAACTTTTTTAGATTCATTATTAAAATGACTTACTTGCTCTTCCTGTAGCTTTGCTTGTTCTGATTGTTCAGAGTTGTAGGTATTGAAAAACTCGATAGCTTGTTGCTGATCTCCGGTTAACTTAGAACCCAACTTGACTTCTTTGTAATATTTGTCCTTTAATCCTTCCAAATAGCTTTTAGCTTTTGCAATCTCTTCTTTATAAGCGAGTTTTTTTCGCTTAATATCTCTAGGCTCATCAACTTCATCATCAAATGAAAAATTATCATCAATTAAAAAATCAATTTCATCTTTTGATAAATGTGATTTAGTCTGATTATAATATTCATATAATAAGGTTGAGTCTTCTATGCTAGTATAATCTTGATTAATTTTAACATAATCCTCGAGTGTTCCACCAGTTTCATTCATGAAGTCTACAACTTTTTGAATGTTTTCTGGTAATTCTGTTGCTGTGTCCTGTGAGGTTTGTACAGCTTCTTCTACTTTATCTTGCAGTTCCTGTACTTCTTCTTTTACCTCTTCTTTAGGTTCTTCTTTTGTTTCTTCTTCAATTACTTCTTCTAAAGTTAATTGACTATCTTCTTGAACCTCTTCAGTAACCTCTTCTTTTTGTTCTTCCTGAACAGGCTCTGTTTTTTGTTCTACCGGTTTGCTTAAATCAACTTTATACATACCGTCTTCGGTTTTACCCGTGTCTTGTCCTGCTGCTTCAAGTACTTTTTCTTCCTTTTCTGCGGCAGTTGGTGTTTCGTCAACTACGACGTCTTTGTTTTCTTCCATGATAAAATATTATAAAAATGTGTTTGCAGTTTTTATTTAGGCTCAAACTGCTCTAAGCCAAATCCTCCTAAGTTGTCAAATCCTGCTGATTCAAACTTTTTTGGTGGTTTATTATTTTTTCTTTGATCTATTAATTCAGATTGCTGAGAAGCCTGTATTTTAGTCCTTTCATCTTTCCTATCTTCTTTAAACTTCTCTTTATCTTTAATTACATTTAAATCAGCGTCTTTAAGTTGCATGTTCATTTGGAATTCTTTTTCCATTAACATCATTTTAATTTCTGCCTCTTTTTCTAGTTTTTGTGTATCTAACTGCGCTTGCATTTGTGCTAATTGCCCTTTGCTTTGAGTTATTGCTTGCTGTTTTTGAATATCTGCCTGTGCTGCTGCTTGAGCGGCTTGCGCGTTAGACTGTGTTTGCATTTGAATATTCTGCTGCTGTATAAGCCTGTCTTGCTCTGCTTTTTGCTTTCTTCTTAATTTTAATAATTGATTAGCAAGTTTTAAATTTCTTATTTCTCTAATATCAATAGCATCTTCTAAATTAATTTGTTCTTTTTGAAGAGAAACTTGTATATTATTTTCCAACAACTGTTTTTCTTCATCATCTGGCGCTAATTCTAAAAATATTCCAAAATCATGAAGTTGTAAATCTTTCATTTCTTTTAAAGCCCCGACGTTTGATTTACCAATAGCCTGTATAAAAGATTTTCGTGTTGGGCTGAATTCTAATACATCTGATATTCTAAGTGATATTGCCTCAGCTGTTTTTAACGTAAGGTATAATCCTCCTTGTAATATATGCCTTGTTGCTGTATTTGAATTCGCAGCTGCGATTTTTTGTAATCCTACTAAAGCATTTTTATCTGGCGTTGAACCATCTCTTGCTTCGTTTAATCCGGTCACATCTCTTATCATTTGTAAATAATAATTATATGAATTAATTAAACTTGATATTTTAGCATTAGACCCAGATGATTGTAATTCTTGTACAGGAACTTTACCGTTGTTAAATTCACCATCTTGTGTCATTGATCTACCAATAACAGAACCTGTTTGAAAATACATATTTAATGCTTCTTGTGCATTATAATTTGTTCCATTACCTAAATCTATTTCCGCAATACCGTCTGCATCTAAATAAACACCGTCAGGAACCATTCTTGATAACACTTGTTGTAACTTTAAATGCGTTAATTGAATCATATCTGCAAACGTAGTCATTCTACTAACAAGAGATTCAACTCTACCTTTATATATTCTTGGTGCTACAATATTATAACTAAACTGGGCTTTAACTGTATCTGACTTTGGTCTTGTCATGTTTTCAGCTAATTGCCATTTTAATAATTTATTAGTACCGACTATTTTAGCACCTTCATAAATTACCTCTATTGTTCTTGATTCTTTAGTAAATCTACTTCTGGAATCTTTTGGGGGATTAAAGCTATCATCTTTTTTAATAGCCTTCGATGCTCCCGAAGAAGTTTCTTTTATTTTATGTACTTGATCTTTATATGTTTTATATTCAAAATACAATACATATACATGAGAATTATCCTCACTGTCATTACCTGCATAGGATTTATTATATAGTTTAGCATTTGTTCCTTGCCCCTCTACATCTCTTCTTATATCTTCATCTGTTAATTCAGGATATTGCTTTTTTAAATCAACTACAGATACTTTTCTAATCTCTCCTACATAATATATATCATCAAAATGTGGTGACTCTGTATATG